TAACAGGATCTAATGATGTTCTAACATCGGTTTGTTTTTCAGGAACTTTATAAAGAATATCTTGAAAATTTACTGGCTTGTTAAGCGTAAGAATTTCTTTACCATGTTTTCCAAATTCTTGAGCGTGTAATGCACCTTTAGAATGTCCAATAGTAGTTAAATTTTGCGTTCCATACTTCTTCTCTGCTTCTTCTTGTATTTTTTTAGAATGATCCCAAGCGTAGCCCTTTTTAGAGCCAAATAAGCCGTAAGTAGCGTTTTCTAACCAATCATTTACATCAGCACTACCACGATGAGCTACAACAACTTGTCCTGTTTTAGGGTTTTGATAAACTTGAACTCTTTTATCACTTAATTGTTTATCAACAACAAAATCTTTATAATTTGTTAGATTCTTATCGTAAGATTTTCCTAATAAGTGTTGTAAATCTTCTGCGGATAAACTACCTGCAACCATCTTGCCTTTCTCCGCATGGTAAGCTATATCATACATTATACCATTACCTAAATTTTTCATTCGGTAAGCTGTAAAACCCATTTTCTTTACCTTTTTTGGATCTATTTGTCTAAAGCGTAAAGTATTCGGTTTTTCATCAACACCCATATTTACTAACTTGTGTTTTTTCAACCATTTTTCTGCTTTTGGAATTGTAAATTTTTTTTTGTTAAAAACAATAGATTGAACTAAATATCCGTTTCCTAATTTTCCAGCACCTTCTTCGTCTGTTAAAGCACCTTCTCCGTAAGGGTTATTAGCAGGATTACCCAAATTATTGTTTATTCTTACTGCAAGATTTTTTAATTGATTTCTTATTATATCTTGAATATTTCCATTAGCCAATCTTTCTCTTAAATATCTTAAACGATGATCTGATATATCACCTTGAATAGTTCTTAAAGTAGTTGCTGGTCTGCTGTTTATTTGATTAATTAAATATTCTTCTTGAGCGTGGGTAAAGTTCATATTGGAATGTGGTGGATAAAGAAATTGTAAAGAACCTCTAAAAACAATTTTTCTTACTTCATCAATATTGTTATTCATTATAATTATATATATTATATTTATAAAAAATAAATAAGTTTTTTAAAAAAATTTACCACAAAATATGCCTTGCTAAATTATTAGCAGAGTAAGGATTAGATTTCCAATCACCCTTCATATTGGCGGTGCGTTTTAAATAATTCTCTCTTCTAAATTCACATTGATGCTTCGTAAAATCCTCGTATCCCATCTGCCCAAAACTAATCATTTTATTTAAATGTGGATCGTAAATCATATATTTTTTATTTTTTCTATCACTTTTAAAAAGGTCTGCATCTTTTCCCAAATATTTATAAGCATTTTCTTGAGCTTTTACAGGATTAGACCAAACCCAAATATCGGAATGAGGGCTAAATTCTTTTAATATATTATTAATCTTAATCATATATTATTACTTTATAAAATTATTATTTTACATGAATTTTTGAGATAAATAAGGGCGTAAAATATAACCACCAGAAGGGGTGTCCGTAGCTTGTTGAGGGGATGGAAGATTAATAACTTTTGGCGACCAAGTTTTATCTATAATAGTGACTAATTCATCAAGTTTATCTAATTTTTTATCTATTTTGTATAAAGCGTTTTCTAATTGATGTAAATTTAAAGCTGGAATATTTCCAGTAATGCTATTTTTAACCTGCACAAGTTCAGCGTATTCTTCATCTAAATCCTTTTGAAATTGTATTAGATCAGCTACATTTAATTTCTCTAAATTACCTTCAAAAGGAATAAGTTTTTTAAGTTCAACTTCAATTTTAGCAAGAGTAGTATCGGCACGACCTAATACAGGAAAAATAGCCCTTGTATAATCAGTTTCTAAAGATTCTTCATCTTTAATATAAACAATTCTATTATTTTCATCTACTTCTTGATTAAAAGCTCTCTCAACATCAATATAAAAATAATCAATAGCTTCTTTAAGTAGGGATTTTCCTAATAGATATAATTCGGATACTTTATCATATTGTTCTTTGGCTACTTTTTGTCCGTTTTCATCAACCAGTTGAGTTTGGTTGGCGTATTGTTTCAACATATTTTTAGTGACTCTTCGTTTTGCACTATTCAAATCGGATAAATTACTATCTTGATAATATGGAATCATTATATATATACTATATTATAATAAAAAAATATAATATAATAAATATTCTAAATTAAACCTTTATTTATATAACCCATGCTCCTTTACATACTTGGAAGCTTGTGCGAGAGATAAGCCCTTTTCTTTCATTACTTTCTTTACTATTTCTCCACGCTTGGCACGACCATCATAGGGCTTGTGGGCTTTCTTTACATCGTGTCCCATTTCGTGGTAAGCAACATCACCCTTCTTGGTAGTATAATCTAATTCTCCTTTGTGGGTTTTAGATCTTGCACCCTTCTTTCTTCCAAGACCCATCATTAGGGGTATAGCAATAGGTGCAACTTCTTTGGCTACGCTTCCTAAATCCTTTCCAAAATCTTGTATAGAATAACCGCCTTCTAATGCCTTTTTGGAAGGACGACCCCTGCGTTTTCCTGCACCTGTTGCTAAACCTTTAATACCAGAAACAAGCAAGTCCTTTCCAACATCCTTTACAACAGGGGCTAATTCCTTACCAACTGATTTAACACCACTCCAAACATCGCCCCAAAAATCACCACCAGTTTTTCGTGGACGACCCCTGCGTTTTCCTCCAGAAATAGAAGGAACAGCCATCTGTGTATGATGAGGGGCTACAAAAAGTTCATTCACTATTTCTTTAGGGGGAATACCATGTCCGTTCTGTCCTACCATTACACCACCACGCTTTGGTGGACGACCTCTTCGTTTTCCACCTTCTTTTGGCTTATTCATATAACCTTTAATAGCGTCCTTGAGTAGATCCTTACCAACATCTTTAGCTATAGGGGCTACTTCGTTATAAACCGCCTTTGCACCATGTCCTAAATCCCTTGTAAAATCACCAAAGGAATAACCGCCACACATATGGCATCTTACAGGGTGTTGGCGATGAATAGCTCCTGCACTTGAAACATGCATAGCTTCATGCATATTTACTTGAGGGTAATTAGCGTTAGTTCCTGCTAAAAGATATTTAGGGTTCTGCATTCCGCCGTAATTTCCAGAAGAACCACCGCTTAATATAGGGCGTGGGGGCATTACATTAGGAAGATGTGTGTATTCCCAATTATCAGGGTTAAGCATATTCTTAACGGCATTTCGTTTGCGGATCGTTTTTACAACATCCTCGTTGATTGGCGTATCGTAAAGCACATTATCCATTTTATATATAATATATACAAATAAAAAAATAAAATAACTTAATTATTTTATTTTCTATATTAATTATTTTAAATTACCTAAATTAAGTTTTTATAATATATTTCATTAGAATTGAATTAGGTGTCCCACCTGTTAGGGTTAAAGCTGTAGGGGCGTTAGAACCTATAGTTCCTGCTAAAGCAGAAAAATCAGTCCAATTAGTGACATGAGCTGTTTGAGTATCATCTGTATTCGTTTCACCTGCTTGGTTTTTCGTTTGTATAAAAGTTCCTTGAGGAATAGGTGCTCCTGCGTAAGCTAAAATAGTCACATCCACGAACGAATCACCATCAAAATAACCATTCGTTGTTGATGCAGATACACCTGCTAAACTATTTACTTCTATTTGATTAAAAGATGGTATTTCACCAGCAGTTAAAGTTATATTAACAGAACCGCCGTCAGAATGATCATTAACACTCGCATTAGAACCCTCAATAGTTTTATATTCTCCTACTAAATTAGGTAAGGAAAATTCACCAGCACCACCTCCAGCACCATAGGTAGTTCCTATAACAGAGTATAAAGAAGGATAATCAACGACTCTTTTTGCACTTCCATCACAAATTAACCATCCAACAGGATTATAATTACCAGCAAATGCAAAAATAAAACCAGTAGGACAACCTATACCTTCACCATTTATCCCTGACGACTTTAAATTTACTAAATTAGCAATAGACATTTATATAATATATTACAATATAAAAATATATTATATTTTTAAATTATATTATTTTTTTAAGTCCTAATAATATATCTCATTAAAATAGAATTAACAACAGGAATAGCTACATTAATGGGGGCATTAGGTAAATCGCCTCCAAGATTTACATTAGCACCTGCAAACGAAAAATTTACACCATTAGATCCACCAGAATCGGCTTTTACAAAATTTCCTTCAGGAACAGGAACAGCCGTATATAAATTAACAACTACAGCGTGTGGGCTATTTTTTATAAAACCTTGATTGGTTGATTGAGCACTAATAATAGTTCCTGCAAAATTTCCAACATTAAGCAAAGGCATATTAGCAGGGGCTATTAAACCAGCACCACCATCACCAGAATTAATAGTATTATCATTTATACTTGTTGTAGAACCAGCTATATAACGATAATCGCCTGTATTTAAATTAGGAACATTAAAAGTTGCATTAACAAAATCTATATCTAAACCAACATATTCTGTTCCTGTTATACTAACTTCGTAAGATCCAACCCCACCAGTTCCAAATAAAAATGCAGTAATAGTAAAATGAATGCCTTGATTTACGCATATAAATACATCTCCCACTTGAATATCAGGGGTCGCCCCAACAATATTATCTACTTGAAAAACATTAGTATCAGAAAAATTACCATTACCTCCGTATTTTGTTTCTCCACCATATATTGAACCAATAGTTTGATAAAGTCCTAAATAATCTCCAACTTGGTAGGTTGATCCATCGCAATCAAGCCAACCAGCAACAGGGTTATTACCAGCGTAAGGAACAACTACACCAGCAGGACAACCAATTCCAAGTCCACCATTTATACTTGGTAAGTTTAAATCAGGTAAATTAGCAATAGACATTTATATAATATATTACAATATAAAAATATATTATATTTTTTAAATTACTTTTTTTTATAATTTTATTAAATATCTCATTAAAAGTGCTTTTGCACCTAATCCAGCAACAGCTACGGCTGTAGGTGGGGCAGGGGCTGTATAAGCACCAGCAGTTAGATCACAATTAATATTTTCAATTCCATTTCGTTGGCTTGTATCTGCTTTTAAGAAATAACCTTGATTACCTTCAGGGGTTAAAACCCAGTTATTCAGATCTTCTTTAGAATTGGCTGGGCAGTTGTAAAAAGTATAATCGCTAAATTGGGCATTTATTCCTGTTGTAAAAGTAATAGGGCATTGAGGTATATTATTTTGAGTAAGAGTAAAAGTAGCTGGGGCAGTTGTTTCATCAATAACAGCACCTACGCTTGTTGTAGAACCACGAATAAAAGGGTATGCAGATTCGTTCAAATTAGGAACATTAAAAGCAGTAGTAGCACCTTTAATAGCAGTAGCTACAGCAATAGTATTAACGGCATCTACTATATAAGTTCCAACACCACCAGTTCCAGTTCCAAAAGAAACAATTTTTACTCTTAAAGTATCAGGGGCTTGAAAAGTTAAATACTCACCTACTACTAAATCTCCACTTGTAGCTGTTGTTATAGTTAATAAATTTCCTGCTTGAGTCGCCTCTCCAACAAAAAGCCAACTACCACCATAGGTTGTTCCAATAGCTCGGTATAAAGCCGATTCTGTTCCATCAGGGTTATAAATATTATAGGAAGCACCATCACAATCAAGCCAACCAGCAGGAAAAAATTGTCCTGCAAAAGCACTAATCATACCTGCAGGGCAACCCATACCTACTCCTGCGTTTAAAGAAGGCGAATCTATATTCAATTGATTTAAATTAGCAATAGACATTTATATAATATATTACAATATAAAAATATATTATATTAATTTATTTTTTTTTATTCTAAATTATTTAACTGCAAAATTTTGAAAGGCGTGAATGAACTCCACCAGAAGAAGCCCCTCCAGAAGAAGCACCCCCAGAATAAGCCCCTCCAGAAGAAGCTCCGCCGTGTCTACGAGCATGGTGTCTAAATTTTCTAACAGCACCAGCACCCATGTGGTGCATCTTACCACCCATCATGCGTTTGTATTCAACGGAAGAAACAGGATCAACAGATTTTTGTTCTTTAGTATCAAGAACCATCTGCTTGGTGAGAACGCCTGTATAAATATTGGAAGAACCCATTTGGCTTACAAATACACCGCTATTTACGCAAATAACACAAATTTCAGGTTGAAGAGCATCGGCGTGTGAATTGGTCACATTAACCCTAAACTGGAAGTTATACTGACCAATTGAACCGCTTGTAATGTAATCAGGAAGGGATAAATCTTTAGGGGGTGAAAGAATAAGAAGAGAACCAGTAGTAGGAATAATATCACCAACGCCAGAAGTGTTATTAGCATATAGGGCTTTACCGCTAAATTCAGTCCAAGATTGTGTAGAATTATTAGAAACAGAAATCCTCCAGAGATCGTTGGCTGTAGCACTTGAGAGCAACCCAGAAGTGTTATTCAGGTTAATGCTAATGTTGTTAATAGGTAAGAAAGAAGAAGAATCCTCAATAGTTTGCTGACTCATGGGTTTTCGTGCAACAATAATAAAGTAATCAGGAAGTTGATTTAGCTGGATATTTTGGGAATTAATATCGGCGGATGCACCAGAAGCAATAGCAGGGCTATTTGTAGAAAGGGATAAATAACGAGGGTAATCCATGTAGGGGCAAACATTACGAACTGGAATAAGGTCGGATGGCTGGGTAGAAAGGAAGTTAAAAAGAAGGCGAGAATTAGTAAAGGCGTTGTTATTGGGGGTAGGGTTAAGGGGTTGTCCTAAACCTATAGTATAAGTGCAATTACCAATATTAGCCGTTGAGAAAAGGCGTTTGCAGGTAGAATCTATATTTGCTACGAAATTCATCGTGTTAATTCCTGCAAAACCTCCGCAGTTGTATTCAGGATCACCAAAGATAAAGGGGCTCAAGAAAAGGGGTTCTGTGGAAGTAAATGTAATGAAAACACGCCAGAACTCTCCTGCTTGATCTGTAGCTTCAGGGCTATTATCAACAGGAACAGCCCCTCCTGCAGTAGTATAACGGCAAACAAGGGCAGAAACAGGGAAAGAACCACGAGGGTTAAGATCTACATCTTGGGTAGAATTCTTGTAAGAACCAAGAGGATTATTTTCGGCTAAATAACCATCCTTGTAGTTAAGGTAAGCTTGATCTGGAAGAACAGGGGTCATTCCGTTAAATCTGTAAAGCTCTCTGCTGTCGTTAAGGCGTTGAAGTTGAGGGAAAACATCCTGTAAGTTAATAGAAACATTAGTATTGTTAATAGTAGCAGTTAAAGTAGTGAACAAGGAAGAAATAGGGAACGATTGAAGAGAATCAGTCACACCATAGTTAAAAACCTGTGTTCCAAGTGCAGTATCTGCTGTTTTGTTAATAGTAATAGTAAAATCACAAGTAGCTTGTAATAGAACCTCTCTGCTTACAACAATAGATTCCGATGGTATTTGGATATTCCAAACCAAAGATGAAGCTGATTGTGAAACAGCTTGGAATTGCTGGTAGGTGGTGGAAGAAGCACCAGAAACTACAGCGTAGTCCAACTGGTCGGTAATATCGGCAAGGCGTGAGTCCTTAATGAGAAGCGTCTTAAAATCGGCAGACATGTTATATTATATACTAACAAAATATTTTTATAACTTTTAAAATAAAAATATTTCTTAAATCTTTTGAACTATACTTTTTATCCCTGACTAATAGTGCTTTTTTTAGCAAAGAGAATTTTTAAAGCACAAGAACCACCAGAAGATAAGCGTAGGGGAATTAACGCCCCTAATTTATTCTTCCAAAATACGCTTATATCAATATTCGTTAAAGGTTGATTACCATACATATCAATGTATCTAAACTCTGCGGTTGGGTTATATAAAAGAAAAGGTTTATAATCTTGATCACCACTGGCTAAATCAGTAATAATTTGGGCGAAATTTGCATTAGTTCCGTTAAGGGCATCAATTTTCTTACCTTCGTTAAATACTAAAGGTGCAGACAATTGATTACTAACAATCGGTAAAGTATTTGAAGTAAATACAATAGAAGAAACAGGTGTCCACGATTGAATAGTAGAATATTCTTGGGCTACTTGTGTAGCTTGGTATTGTTCTGCAGAGGGGGCAGAAACAGGTAAAAGAATAGTATTCGTCCCAGCAAATTGAGCTATATTAATTCTAACATTTCTTCCTAAATCAGCGTAATCAATTCCTTCGTATCTGCCAACAAAGGAACTAAATAAGTTAAACAAAGGTGCGTTAAAATAAAGAGCTATAGGGTTTGGAACAGCAGGGTCTTGTTGATCGTAAAAAGAACTTTGAGCACTAATAACAGCCGTATTTAACATTGCGTCCCACGACATTACTGGTGCATGAGCTGTAGCCAAATCACCACCAGTAGCAGGGTCGGCTTGTAGCTGGTTAAATGCATCTTCCAATGCAAATATTACTAAAGTAGTTAAATACGAATAGTTAAAACAATAGTAATACGCTGACTCAACTTGAAGACCATTAATATTAGAAGAAGGAGGAGGAGGGACAGGTTCAGTAGCGTATTGTGGAATCCACTTAATATTAACTCGTTTAGCTACATTTTTGTATTGAAGAGTCACACTATAAATAGTTAAATCAGGATCAGATTGGTTCTGTTGTATTTCTGGTATAAAAATAGGAAGGGTTTGAGTATCAAGTTGGAATCTAATGATGCTTAAGTAGTAATCCCCACTATTTGGGCAGTAAGGGTTCTGTCTACTTTCATTATAATAAATAGCAGGTGGTATAGTTGTTTCCGACTTAACATTTGTAATGGTAATATCGTAGTAAATTCTATCAGGATTGGTTTCCTTTTTTCTTAAATCCAATTGCGACATGTTATATATAATAAATAAGATTTTATTTTTATACTAAATTTTCTTAAACTTTGCATTATATTTTATATTCTCTATAAGATATAAATTGAGGAATTGGAAAAATCAAACTTTTCCTAAATAAAATCAAAATAAAACAAGTAAAAACCTAAATAACAAAAGAAGATTTCTACATTCTCTCAAAATATAGATTTTTACTATATATTTACCATTAGAAATTTTAAAATTTCTATTTGTAGATATATAAAAAATATCATATTGTAAAAATCTTGTATTCCTAAATAGATTTCTAAAGCTTCTATTTTGATTTTTACAGGGTTTTAATAGGTTTGTATTGTTTGTAGATGTTCTATAGGTATAAAAAAGTAATCTTTCTTATCAAATTCTTCGTTAATTCTTGAATATGGCTTTTTTTCAAAGGTGCTAAATAATTCTTGATCGTATTTAATATATGAGAGTTCATCAACAAAGTTGAATAAGAAATATATTTCTTTATTCGTATCAATAACTTTATTACAAGTCATTAATGTGGTAGGATATTTATTCTTTTTATTAGTTCGTGATTTCAATTCAAAAAAAGATTTATCTGTGTAGTAATCATATTTAGCCCACCTATCCGAAGATGCCTTAAGTTCTTCGCCAAATTTACCTTTCAAAATTGGGTAAATTATTTCTTGCTTTTTAGTTCCTTCTAAAT